TTAGTTTTTTCATTACTTTATCCTTAAAACTTTGGCCTTACGCAAGACCTGTTCATACTGCTCTTTTGCTGCATCGTCTAGTTGGCGCAAAGGTAAGTTTTGGTAGTACCGCCACTTATCTCTGTATCCTTGTACCTCCGAAGGTGGAATCCAGCCTAATTGCTTCCAACGAATTGTAATATCTGTTCCACTTGCAGTCCAAATGTAATTTGAGTCCATGTTAGCTCCTTAAAAAGGAATATCAGATTCAATATCAGCTAAAGGCTTAGGCTGGTCTGGTTTATCTTCCGGAACATTTAAGTAACACCAAAATGCTCCTTCTTTCATGCCAAGCAAAGGTATCATTTCTATCTTAGCCATTAAGTCACCTTTTTTGGTTTTGGTTACTATGCCAATGGTTTGATACCGCTTTTTTAGTTGCCCATCTTTATCTGTATATTCAGACACCGGAGCTTTTAAATAATATTCAATTCCCATAATTTACATCCCTTTCTTGTTTTCAAAAGACTTCTTAATACAACACGCTTCAAAAAAATCACTTACTGTTACATCTAAAACTAATTTTTTATGCCTTTTAATTCGTACTCTATAAGCTCCGTAATTTCTAATTTCTATACCCTTAACTCCAAGTTTGTTGCTTTTAAACAATCTTCTATTAATTGCTTGGTCATGCCTATTAGCCCAACGACAATTATCTTTTGAATATCCCAAATCATTGTTTATTCTTTCCACAGTCATTCCAGCATTAGGAATACCCATGTCTTTTATAAATTGATTAAAAGATGACCGCCATTCTTTGCTAACTTGAATGCCTCTAGCTCCATAGTTATAAAATTGCTTATTGTTTGGGTTTTCGCATCTTTGTATCATTGCTGCCCAAACCCAATAAAGTTGTTTTTTCATCTGTTTCTCATAAGATTGACTTCTGTTTCAACTTCTAAAAGAAAGTTTTTAATTTCCGATTCCATTTCAGAAATAAATTCTTCATCCCTAAAAACACGTTTTATATATAGTTGGCTACGTTCTGGCATGCGAGGGTCAAAAGAAACATAGTCATTCCATTCTCTGCCTGTGCAAGCTAATTGCGCTTGCATTTGAATCCAATATTTTTTAGGTATTTCATCCAATTTGATAGTTTCCCAATGACTAGCAGAATGCCTACACTTAATTTCCACAAGCCCCCTATCAGACACAAGACCATCAGGGCTACAACCAAACCAATCAATACTAGGATGCTCAATGAAAGCGACTTGGTCGACAAAATTATTGGTTCTAACCTCATAAGCTACCCTTGCTTGTGGTTCAGTTTGAGTACCCCATTCCATTGCAGAGTTGGAGTAAGATTCTTGGATGATGCCTGTAGTGCGCTGTAAGGCTAATTCAATAAGGTAATTCTGCCTTGAAGCGGATGGCCCTGTTTTAGTCTTAGCCAATATGTCGGCTACTCTAGAAGCCGTAACCTTGCCAAGCCTAAGCTGATGCCACTCTTTTGTGCCTTGTTGAACGGCCATTCTATCTTCTGTTGTAAATGTAGTCATGACTGCAATGCCATCAAAGTGCCTTTTTGCAAGTCTTTAGCACTAGCCAACTTGTCTACGGCTGATTTATCTTTACTAAGGGCTTTATAAGCTGCTCCATAGATTTTTTTTAGCTCATCCATAGACTTAGTACCACTTATAGCTAAAACCCATTTATCGGCTTCTGCGGTCAAGTCAGGCACTTCTTCATCCGGCAAATCCTCACCAGCGTAAATGTAAAGACCTATACCAAATAAGCTAATGCATTTAACTAGGCATCGCATCATGGCGGTATTGACATCCATTGCATTAGGGTTAGAAATTGCTTTATTCATATTATTAATTACAGGCATCTGACAAGTCATAGACTTGCCCATAGCGGTTACTGTGCAAAAAACCATGACTGATTCATTGAAATAAACAGGGTCACCAAAAGTCCAGGTGGCTGCTGGGTCGTTTTGTAGAAGCTGGTCTACTGCCCAAGTCCAAGAAAGGTAAGTAAATTTACCTTTACGTTCTGTATGCTCATTTACGTTAATTAAGCGTAATTCATTAAAAGTTTTCATAATCATCCCTTAATCAATAATTTCTGATTCTGCTGTGTCTTTAGCAAAATGCTCCATGTAATCCATAGATATGCTCATTATTTTGCGACCTAGCATTGCAAAATCACCGATATCTATAACGTCTTGTAGAGCTTTAGCGGTATCTCTATCTAATTCAGATAAAGCCTCGGCAATTGCACCTGAAGTTCTGTAGTCATATTGACCGCCAACTTTCATTAATTCCCAGGTGCGTTCTTCAATTTCATCGCTGCGGTCATCGTAATCATCTGGCTCATAGTAAGCATCGTGTCTAGACATACCCATTTTAAAATCCTCCCATAATTGCATAAGCAAACATCACTCCTAGCACTACACCTAAAACTATCACTCCGATTGCTTCTTTCATTTCACTTCCCTTCATCACTTGTTGAACTAGACTCCACTATACACTAAAAAACCACTTTGCAACACTCTTTTACAATTATTTTATAGGGAGTTTCCCTAGTTTATAATTGTTTACTATCATTTATTTATGGTATAGTGCCACAAAAGGAGGATTTATATGCATGAATTAGAAATTTTGAGGGCTGAATTTGGCACTTTGATGCGTTTGGCAAAGCTTTTAGGTATAAGACCTACTGCCATTTATAACTGGGCTGATAGGGGAAAAATTCCAATTAAACATTTGGCTAAATTGCGAGAACTATCGCAAGGTCGATTAACAAAAGAAATTTTACGACCAGACCTATTCAAGGACTGAAATGCACTATTACAAATTTAATATTGGGGATTGGCATTTGGCTACTAGCCATCTAAGTCTTGAGGAAGAAGCTATTTATTTTAAACTTATTAATCATTACTATGACACAGAAAAGCCTATCCCATTAGAAACCCAATCGGTTATTAGGCGGTTAAGATTGGGTTCTGTTTCGGATACTGTAGGGTTAGTTTTACAAGAGTTTTTTAGTATTGAAAACGATGGTTGGCATCATTTACGTTGTGATGAGGAAATTGCCAAATATCACCATAAAGCAGAAGTAAACCAAAAAGTAGGAAAACTAGGTGGAAGGCCAAAGAAAACCCAATCGGTTTCTGAAAATAACCCACAAATAACCCTAACCACTAACCAAGAACCACTAACCACTAACCATAAACCAATAGAAAAGCTATCTTTGTCGGAATCTAAGATTCCACCATGCCCCCATCAGGCAATTATTGATATTTATCATGAAACTTTGCCAGAGCTTCCAAGAGTTGTATCTTGGAATAAAACAAGGGAAGCGCATTTAAAGCAACGTTGGAGAGAATTATTTACAGAATTTGAGTGTAAAAGCACAGAAGAAGGCTTGGATTGGTTTAAAAACGACTTTTTTCAATTTATTAAAAATTCAAAGTTTTTAACTGGAAGAACTCAATCTAAGGATAGAAGACCATTTTTAGCTGATTTGGAATGGGTTATTAAACCTACAAACTTTACTAAGATTATTGAAAGGAAATACCTATGAAATCCAAACTTGTTAAATATGGAACTCAAGATGACCAACAAACTCAACAAAGTCAGCCATTAGTATGTTCTGCTTATGGTTGCGGTCTTATTGGTACTTTATCTGCTGGAACAAATGGAGAAAGCAAATTTTATTGTCGTTTTCACTTTGGCTTGAAACCTCATAAAAATGACCAAGTAACTGCCAGAATCCATCAAAACAGTAAATTACGTGATTTGTTTGATATTTGCACAGCTCCAGATAAGTTTTATAAAGGCAACAATAAGACAACATTTTTTGAATTAGCAGATACAAATGTAGGTGAATTACTTTTTGAAATGGGCCTAAAAGAGTTGCATATTCCTAAAAATTTGCTCAAAACTCGCAGAAACATCATGGCAGAGCTTGATAAGCGCACTTTTGTAAACGATGAAGATGGTATGCCTATGCCTAAAGCAATGGATGTAGGAAACCATTATTTGCAAAAAATTAACTTTCGAGGAAGCAATGAATGAGTTGGCTCTTTTCGCAGGTGCTGGTGGAGGAATACTTGGGGGACACTTGCTTGGATGGCGAACAGTCTGTGCAGTTGAATGGGAAGCCTATCCAGCAAGCGTATTGTGCGCTAGACAAAATGACGGACTTTTACCGAGTTTCCCAATTTGGGATGACGTTCAAACCTTTGATGGAAAGCCTTGGCGAGGAATTGTTGATGTCGTATCTGGAGGATTTCCATGCCAAGACATTAGTGCAGCCGGTCTGGGGGGGGGAATTACTGGAAGCAGAAGTTCAATGTGGAAGCACATGGCTCGCATCATTCACGAAGTACGACCTAAGTTCGTCTTTGTGGAAAACTCACCAATGCTCACTTCTAGAGGACTTGGAGTTGTACTCGGAGATTTGGCCGAAATGGGGTTCGATGCGGAATGGGGAGTGCTTGGAGCAGCAAATGTGGGCGCACCTCATCTTAGAGAAAGAATATGGATATGTGCCAAACAACGAGAATTTCTTTCACACTCCAAATACAACAGGGTTAGATGGTGGGAGCAACAGTCGGAAAGCTCTAAAGAAAAGAATGGAAATGTGGCCAACTCCAGTTTGCCAGGACTCTCGCCACGCAATAAGTCGACATTTAGACCCAAACAACAAGTTTTGGAAAAGCAATTTGGGCGAAGTTGTCATGAGCAAAGAAAAACCCAATACGACTGGCCGTCTGAACCCAACATGGTTCGAGTGGCTAATGGGGTGGCCGCTAGAGTGGACAGACTTAAAGCCATTGGAAATGGACAAGTATCTAGAGTGGCAGCAATCGCATGGAAATTATTAATGGAAAGATTAGAAAATGGAAGAAATTAATCCAAACGCAGCAGTAGATTTTTTACTTAAAAACGCTGGATTGTTTGCTAAAGCTAAAGCAGAACGCATTTACCTTGAAGAATTTCGTAAATCTAAAAAAGCATTGCTTATGCAAGAAGCATTTTTAGCTGGTGTTGATACTATGGCTGGTCAAGAAAGGGATGCTTACGCTAGAACCGAATATAAAGAATTGCTTAAAGGACTTAAAGTTGCCGTAGAAACTGAAGAAAAACTT